CATGAGTGCCATTAGCTGTAGTAGAAAATCTTAAAGGATGTCCATTATTAGATGAGTCACTTTGATCAAAAACATAAGTTCCTCCTTCAGCTAGATATAATGTTACATCTGCTGTAGCAGTAGAGCCATCAATAGCGTATTTATTACTAGAACCAACATTATGGTAAGGGTGATTCGAAGGATTACCACCAACAACTGTAATAGTTAATGTTCTAGTGGTCACGGATACAAACTCCTATTTTTAAGCTATTCTTAAAATCGCATTTGACGCATCAGCAGTTGGAAACTGTATTGTAAAAGTACCTGAAGTAGCTGTTTTATCTCCACCAAAATCTAAAACTGCAACTGCTGGATCACCAGAAGCTGTGTCGTTATAAATTAAAGCACCTCTTGCTGTAAGAGAAACACCTACAAAAGATAAATCTGCAAAATCACAAACAGCAGTATCTGTACTCAAAGCTGGAGTTGTAGATACTAAAGCTTTACCACCTGAACTGTAACCACTTGATGAAACTTGGTTATCTGTTGTAAATGATGTTGTAGATTTACCAAGAGTTGCACTTGATGTATACATAGCTAATTTAAAACTATTTCCACCGTTTGTAAAATTATGTACGCCTTTTAAAACATCTGTTTTAAATACGTTACATACCACACTTGTTGTTATTGCCATATTTTACTCCTTTAAAGTTAAGGTGATTGAGAAGGTAATGGCATTCTCAACACCCCGTTATCATATTCATCACGTCTACGTCTACCCATCTGTGCCATCATAAACGTCTGTATCTCTTCAGTATACTTTGTTTGATAGAGTTTGTACATATCCATAGGACCTTTTAAATAACTGAAACACTCTACTAACACACCGTATAAAAGTAAATTTTCTTGATGCTTTGATAAAAAAGTATCTGTAGTTGTAGTAAAATGTTCTGGGTCTTTAATATAGTTTAATTGTATTTCATAAGCTTGATCAGGCACTGGTGCAAAAACAATATTTTTATCATCCCAGTTAGCAAAATATTTTGGTAAACCTGTTGCATCTGTAGGGTTGTATTCAGCCATAAAAGAAGTATCTCTTTTTTCTAAAAAATCTCTAGTACTACTACTTATTACTTGAACAGAACGTATAATTATACAATCATCTGGTACATTTAAGTATCTTTGCGTTCCTGTAACAGCTGTCACATATTTTCTTATATCATCATAATCAACTTTACCTGCAATATCTAATTCAGTGTTTCTTATAAACTGATCCATCAAGGTATCTGATAAAACATTAGAATCTACTTCTGTATAAGCTCGAACTTGAGTTAAAAAATTTGCGTGGGTTATACTCATGATATTACTATGGTTACTCCTCCTACCGCAGAAGATACTTCGACTGCTGTAAGTTTATGTCCTAAAATATCATTACTTTGTTCTACTGTCATACTTGCTCCACCAGTTATGCCGCTATCACCAACCTCAGCAAAAAACCCATTGCTTATATATAGGAGAAATTCTTGGTTAGGGTTTTTATGTTGAGGTCTAGCGTTAGCTAAAGCCACTGGATCTGATTTAGTGTGCCTTCTTCTTATCTGAGGATGTTTTGCTTCAAATTCAGAACGATGTACAAAAGAACCATTCCATTCTTTTACCATTTCATTATATGGAAAAGCCATTCCTGACCTGTCTGATATTGCTTTTGCGTATTTACCTCTAGCGTATGCCATTACGCACCTTGTGGGTAATAGTTTTGTGGAGAAATATAAACAGAAGTTCTTTGGCCATCCTCTGTCAGAGCTCTGTTTAATTCATCTTCATATATTAATTTATTTTGTTGCACTAATTGAGGAGCTTTTTTCATACTTAGATAATAGGCAAGACCAGCCACCATACATGGAATGAATCTAAAGACCACGTCAGCTTCATTAGTATAGTTGCCTGCATCTTCTATCCTTTTTAAGTAATAATATTTTAAAAATGTATAAGTACTTGCATCAGGTGTTTGATACAAAGTAACTTTAGGTGTAGTAAGTCTGTCAATATAATATTGACTAGGTTGTCCCTGTGAACCTTTATTAGGTAAAGCAGCATATTCACTTCTACTTATTTTAGTAAGAGATACATCGTTTGTAGAAGTAGTAATACTAGTAGTAGTGCTTATATAAGCTTCTAAAATATCATTAGCGTTTGTAGGAGCATCATAAGTAGCTGTTCCCGCAGTAAGTTGTTGTTCTTTTAATTCTACTTTCCAAAGATGTATACCTCTGTTGCCCCATTCAGAAAACAATATGTTTAAACTTCTTCTTGCAGATTTTAAATCATTACCTGAATTAGTTTGCAGTCCACATCTTTCATAAGACTCTTCTATAATATCGTCTATACTTAAATCAAAAGAAGTTGTTCCTGAAGTAGCCACTATCTAACACCCTTAAAATTAAAACCTCTGATAGCTTTACCAATACCCCTAACTTCACCACCCATACTTTTTTTTGTTATACTAACTACTTTACCTTCTGGTTTCTTTTTAGTTGGTTTAAAATTTTTTGGTAAAGGTAAATCTTCATCTAACTCTTTTTGAAACTGTTTCATACTTTTACTATCTTTTACTACGTTTGTAGATTTAGATTTGTATTTTTTAAATTTTTTAAAATCACCTTTATCTTTAGCATCTCGCATTTTACGATACATAGAAGGTAGGTCATCAATTAAACCTGATTTTTCTAATAACTTTTTACCTTTTTTATATAAAAGACCACCTAAACCAAACTTACCTATATCAAAGTCAAATTCTCTAAATATGTCCCCACGAATCTCTTCGTATTTTTCTTTGTTTTTTTGTTCTTTAGCTTGTTTTGCTAAAGATTTTAATTCTTTCATTCTAGACATTATATTAACCCTTTATAATAATTAATCATTCCGCCTTTAGCTGCAAAAGTTTTTACATTTGTCGGCTTACCTCCAACTCCTTGAGCTTTTGCTCTTTTTCTTTTTACAGCACTTTTCTTCTGTCCCTCAGACATAGCTCTTGCTTTTGCTAAAGGAACACACTTTGGGTATTTTCTTTTAGCATCAGCTTTTTGTTTACTTCGTCCACATTTTGCAAATGTACCATCAGCTTTTTTACTTCCAATATCTACCCATTTTTGATCAAACCATTTTTTTAATCCAGACATTAGTCAAGAAGATCTTTATAATAAGCTTGAGCAGATTCATTTGTAAAACTTTCACCTTCAATATCTTGTTTTATATAAGAACCTGTATTTTTTGGCATACCACCATCACTTAACTGAGTCATTCCATATAATCCGGGAGAAAGTATATTTAGTTTACTTTTTTTCATCTGCTTTCCCATTTTTCTTCTATTTTTTTTACCCATAGCCATCATAAGACCAAGACCTGCTTTTTTTACTTTCATACCACCTTTTTTAGCACCAAACTTTCCCATACTTTTAACAGCTTGTATCCCTTTTTGAGCGGTAGGAGAAAGGTTATTATTAGCTTGATCCATACCTTCGCCAGTTACAGGATTTACTTGATCAGCCTTTACAGTTCCTTTCTTTTTTTTATTCATTTGCATAAATTTTGCCATACCCGCTATTCCAAATAACGGCATTAACATTCCTTTTGCTGCTTTTTTAGGTTTTTTCATCATAGCTCCTTTTTTAACTTTTTTAGGACCCCAGTCTTTTCTTTTTGTGCCACTAGGGTCTTTTACTTTACCTGCACATATTTTGGAAGCATAAGCATTTGCATAGGCCGAGGGATATACCTTGAACTTACGTTTTGCTGCTGCTTTTCCTCTTGGACATAATTTAGTCATAAGTTATTTTACCTTTTTTTATACCTTGTGTCTACACGACTCAATTTCTTCTTTCTGCCTTTGTTTAAAAACTTTTTCTTTTGTGGAGGCTTAGTTATTTGTTGCCTCATACTTCCTCTACTTAACGCCATTTATTTTTTATCCATTTGTATGCAGCGTAAGTTGTCAATCCTAATACGATATAACATATACCATCAAACCATGATATGCTATGAACTGTTTCAACTAACTCTGGTG